CATGTGACGCGCATAGGGCCTTGTACTCGGCTGAGCGACGATCTTTACCAGCAGGTAACGTGACGTACTGCTTGGCGAAAGAATCCGGCTCAAGGATCGCTGAGTGCGTTGCACTGCCAACGGCCATCGCTGCCGTCTGCTTGAAGTCGCCGTACTTGAAGTGTGCCGGACTGACTGCGATTTTCTTCAGTCCGGTGCAGCTGATGCCGGGGCCTGCGTGATACTCGGCATTAGAAAGCTGATCAGCCGTATAGATGCCTGGCTTCATTGTCCATTGTGCGATTGCTGTCATTTCGCTCGCTCCTTAAGCATTGCGTCGGCGACCTTGTAAGAGTATTCGGCCCAATGTTCCGGGCTAAAGGTGTTTCCGAATTCCGCCGTAACCATGCCCTGCATAGATTTTGCAGCAAAGTAATCACGAAGGCTCATACCGCTTTCTGCGCATTTGTAGTTGTTATCGTTATCAATGTGGTCAACCAGCGGAAACGCAGAACCGCCATCGTCTTGAATGCTCATTTTGCAACCCTCTCAAAATACTGCGCCAATTTCATATACCGATCCCGCTTAGCCTTCGTAATCCGATGCCCAAACTTATCAGCCTCGCCGATGATTGCTATCCAGAGTGCGTCGCGGTAGATCATTGTGCATAGCTCCATGAAATACCGGGGAATCCACGGCTTCCGCGCTCACACATAATTCCACGTTTGCATTTTGGGCAACTGCTTCCCACATCAATTCGATATTCGTGATGACCACAATAATCGCACTTACAGTTCATAACCACCTCCGCTTTATTTGTAAGGCAGAGATTAGCCCGCCACTTTCCTCCAGTCAACAAAAAAGGCCAACTATTTCTAGCTGGCCTTTCTGTTCTGCGGAGAACTGTTAAGCGGCTTTCGGCTTCCTGATCTCTTTCGGCACCTTTGACTGGAAACGCATGACCAATTTTCGCAACCGCTGTTCGAAATCATCCTTGTCCTCTTCGTTCAGGTTCTCGATGACGACGATTGCGTCATGCCAGAGAGCGCCGTTCATGTGGCCGGTGGATCGGAGCAGTACACCCTTAAGCTCTGGATCAGCAGGCTTGACGGGAGGCGTCGCAAGCTCCTTGCGCTTCTCAGCCACCGCATCAACCATCTGCCGCACCGACTCGAACTCAGTCACCTTCATTTCATACTTGAAGGCAGCGCGGAACATGGAGGCGTACTGCTTGACCGCTCTAGGTGCCGGAATCAGCGTCGAGCCAGGAACAGGACGGCCAATCACGTTCGACCAACCATTCTCTTCATACCCGATCATCAGCCACGGGTTGAATTTCTCCAGTGTGTCTATGTTTTCTTCCTTGACTAGCTTCATAAAAGCTCCGGCTACATTGTCCAGCTTGTCCCCCTGCTCGGCGATCTGCTGGAGTACCAGTGCTTGCTTGCTTTTTGGAGTAGTCATGATGTGTCACCTCAATTTTAAGTACCTTTGGGTTGGGGCCAAGTTACGTTTTGCCTTGACCTGTTGTAAGCATAGGCTTACGTCGGGAATGGTCAAATACCGCTTTCGCATAAGCAGGTGACGCAAATTGCCAGCAGAAATATGGATCCACGACGGTTTTAGTGGAAAAGGTTGTGGTATGCTTGTCACCTCAAACCATTACATGAGTAACAAAGCATGATGACGCTGGTCCAGATCAGAGAAGCATTAAAGGACAAAAACCTGGCCTACGTGGCAAGAGAGATAGGCATGACGCGACAGAAGCTATGGGCCATCGCGAAGGGCGAGACAGCAAATCCAAGCATTCTTACGGCAGAGAAGATCAGCGAATATCTGGAGCGTAAGGTATGAGTAATTGGGGATTTGTTTACTGCATGTCTAACGATTCCATGCCTGGGTTGTTAAAAATTGGATACACCACAAAATCTCCACTGGGACGGGCCGAGGAGCTCTCGTCATCATCTGGAGTGCCAGAGCCTTTCTCTGTGCTCTTTTACATAGAAACAAAAAATCCATATCAATTGGAGCAGTCTATCCATGAAGAGCTATATCGTAAAAGGCCTAATGACCTAAGGGAGTTCTTTAGAATTTCTGATGAAGAGCTTTATGAGATTTTCAACAAAATAGACCTTTATGACGGGCTGCTGATGCAAAGTACTTTTTATCAGGGAATTCTCATGGAGCGCAGATTTTCAGAGTCAAAATCCATATCTCGCGCAAAAGTGGAAGAGGAATGATATGGCCGGTGACTGGATAAAATTTGAGCTTTCAACGTTTGAAAAAACGGAGATCTACCAGATTGCCGAGTCGTCAGGAATTGACGAGGATGCCGTCATAGGGAAGCTGCTCAGGGTGTGGGGGTGGTTCGACCAGCAAACAGAATCAGGTAACGCTATGAGCGTTAGTAAAAAGTTACTTGACCGTTTGTGTGGCGTTACAGGATTCTGCGACCACATGATAAAAGCTGGATGGATGACAGAAACAGGAGATGGATCGGAGCTAACTATTTCTCTTCCTAACTTCGATAGGCACAACGGAAAGACCGCCAAGAATAGGGCTCTCACGGCAAAACGTGTTGCTCTTCACAAGGTTAACGCTTCGCTAACGCCGGTTGCGTTACCTAGAGAAGAGAAGAGAAGAGAAGAGAAGAAAGAATCAAAACCCAAGGTTGATAAATTTGATGCGATGTCGATGAAGCCTGAAAACGTAAGCGCGCAAGTCTGGGCTGAATGGTGCCAGGCAAGATTAGAAAGCAGGAAGCCATTAACCAAGGCGATGTGTACCGCTCAGGCTAAGCAGCTAGACGGTCATGGCAATGCAGATGAGGTTATCCGTAAGTCTATTGCTGCTGGATGGCAGGGGCTATTTCCGGATAGCGTCAAATCGGCATCTGCGCGACACAGTGGATTCGACCAGATTGATTACATGGACGGCTTGACCGTCGACGAAAATGGCTCACTACGATTCTGAGGATAATGATATGGCCTTTAAACAATTTACCTACCACGCTGGTCTTTGCACCGCCCATCCTGAAGAGCTGGCCGGCTCAGATGATGATGGAGTAAGCCTTTCTTTTTGCGCTACGTGCAGCCAAGAGAAACAGCGAGATGAATATCTAATCGAGCAAAAGGCACAGAGCGAGGCAAGGAGAGCCAAAGCGATAGCTGATCGTGTTGCGGCCTGCCGGATTCCAGCCAGGTTCGCTGACAAATCATTCTGGGACTATTCGGCATCGTCTGGTGGTCAGCGCTGTAATCTCGAGAAGTGCCAGGATTATGCTGAGAATTTTGATACCCATTACGCTGACGGTCGATGCCTAATCCTTTCCGGCACTGTCGGGACTGGTAAAACCCATCTCGCGATTGCAATCTTGAAGGATGCGGTTGAAAAGCAGGGCTACACCGGGAAATACTGGACCGTAAACGGACTGCTGCAAGTCATCCGGTCTTCATACGAGAAAGACTCTGGATTCAGCGAATCTGACGTGATTGCCTCGGTCACGGATACTCATCTGCTAGTTCTTGACGAGGTGGGCGCAACAAAGCAGTCGGAGTTTGAGATGGCAATGCTGTTCAACATCATCAACTCGAGGTATGAATGGAAGCTGCCGACCATCATCATCTCCAACCTCGGGCCAAAACAAATTGGCGAGGCGATTGGCGAACGATGCTTCGACCGTCTGCGCGAAGGTGGCGGCGAATGTCTTGTCTTCCAAGGCGAATCAAACCGCAAGAAATAGATTGCTCCGGCGCCAAGGAGGCAATACCATTGGAAAATAATTATTCGGAGCGGGAAAATGAGAGATCCATTTAGCCTGGAGGCTGAACAGAGCGTTCTCGGCGCCATGATGATCGACCCAGCGTTGATCGACCTACTGGCAGCAGACCTTGAGGCGAAGGACTTCTACTGGCAGGACAATGCCGACGTTTTTACCGCAATCATCGAACTCAACTCGCTTAACCGCAAGATTGACTTCCTGACTGTCGGCGAACACATTGGCACACTGGACAGTGGTGATCCAGCATTTGCCTACACGGCTCAGATTCAAAACGGCACACCCAGCGTCGCCAACTCAGAGCAGTATTCACGCATCGTCCGTGAGCGCTCTCTTGATCGATGCCTAATCGCCGCTGCACAAGAGATTCATCAGATCGCGCACAGCACAATGGATACTCCGGACAAGATCGCGGCTGCTCAGTCTGAGATCCTGGCTATAGACGGAGAATCAGCTACTGCTGAAACCGTTGACGCATTCGATGTTCTGGTAGAGCACATGGATTTGCTTGAGAAGCGAATGAATCAAGGGAATTCAATCTCTGGAATTCGCACCGGAATGCAAGAGTTCGACGAACACACTGGCGGATTACAGCCAGAACAGCTCGTGATCATCGCTGGCCGTCCTAAGATGGGCAAGACGACTCTAGCTATGGATATCGTGCGTAACGCTGCCATACGCGAGAAGAAGGAGGTTTTGGTGATCAGTCTCGAAATGAGCAATCGCCAGCTTATGGATCGACTCATTGCTGCCGAAGGCGAGATCCCACTGGATGCCATGAAGGACGGATCGGCGTGCAGCGATCACACAGCAGGTCTTACGCTTGCAGCAGCCAGGATAAAAGATGCACGCATGACGCTTTCTGATCGGCCAGGTTTGACTATGCGTCGTATTAGGTCGATGTGTCGGCGACACAAACGCAAGCACGGACTCGACATGGTTATGATTGATCACCTTGGACTTCTCGACTCAGACGATCCTAAAGCTAACCAAGTGGCAAAGGTTACGGAGATCTCCCGTCAAGCTAAGTTGTTGGCTAAAGAGATGAAAATCCCTGTGATCCTGCTGTCTCAGCTAAACCGCGCCCTTGAACAGCGACCGAACAAGCGACCAGTCCCGTCAGACCTTCGTGACTCCGGCTCTATTGAGCAGGATTGTGATATGGCGATCTTTGTCTACCGCGATGAGGTCTACAACCCAGATAGCGACCGCAAGGGGATTGCAGAGATCATCCTTTCCATATCTCGCGAGAGTGAGGCGAAGACTTTCTACGCAATGTTCCAGGGTCGATACGCACGCTTTGCACCGCTTGAGTCCGGCGCGTACATTCCAGAAGAAAAGGACACGCCGAAGCAAGTCGAGAAGGTAAGAGGTATGAAATTTTAATGTACAGATCACTTTTTGTTCACGTATTAAATATAGATGAAGCTAAATCGCTTGGATTCAAGGAATATTTCACTGCAATTCCTTGCGTACAAGGTCATTTTTCACCAAGGTATACATCTTCTTTGGCGTGTATTGAGTGTTCAAGGATTGCCAGAACAAGGTGGGGTGAAGAAAACAGAGAAAAAAGACTTGCTTATTCAAAAAAATACAGGGAGGACACTAAGGAATCAAGGGTTGTTGCGATGAAAGAGTGGAGGGAGAAAAATAGAGAACATAGTGTTGAGTACGCTAGAGCATATAGGAGGGACAACCCTAAAAAGTCTGCTGAAATATCGAAAAAATACAGAGATGCAAATCCTGAGATAAGGGCCGCTCATGGAAGAAACAGAAGAGCCAGGGAGAGGCTTGCAGAGGGAAGCCATACGCACAACGACGTTACAAAGCTATTGGAGTTTCAGGGGGTGAAATGCGCAAACTGTAGATGCAAGCTCTTTAAGTCCGGACCGAAAAAATACCATGTAGACCACGTTATGCCATTAATTTTAGGAGGATCAAATAAACCAGATAATCTTCAAATACTGTGTCCAGGCTGCAACACAAAGAAAGGAGGCCTTGATCCTCTTGACTGGGCAAAGAAGAATGGGAAGTTGCTATGAATCATAATATTGCTTGCCTAAGCAAGGAAGAAAGAACCAATATAGAGGATCACAAAGCAGAATGTCTCCAGAGATGGAAGCTAGCTCGGGACCATGCCAGCGCGATCTATTTGGGGTTGAAGGCGAATCGCGGTAGATTGTGGGCAGAAAGGACTCTCAAGGAAAAGCCCGACATCGAAGCCGAAACCCGGCGCCAACTGAACTTATTGCTGAAGGTGAAGAAATGAAAATGGAAGACGATCTTGAATACGCAAAGGCAGAGAACGAATGGCTTAAGCAGTGTCTTGAAATACAAAATGCGAACTGCCCTGATAGATCGACACTACCTGGCATCGCGGGATCGAAGAAGGTCTTTCAGGTATTCGTAACCACTGAATGCGGCTGCGACATCGAAGAAGGCGAGTACGGCGTAACCATCATCAATATGTTCGACTCATTTCTCGAATCAGGTGATTTTGAGTTGATCGAGGAAGCCATTGCAGAGGTTATTGGTGATCTGAAGCTGCCAGAGGAAGGCCAGACTCCATTCATCGTTTATGAGGCAGGCGAACGACAAGACGTGTTCTGGTGCAAATACTATCTGGTCAAGATGGATCCAGACGAATGATTGAGATAACCGTCCCTTATCCGCCAAAAGAGCTAAACCCTAACACAAAATTGCACTGGGCTGCAAAGATGGGATACATCAAGATGTATCGCGGCACCTGTAAGGCCATAGCAGGCGAATCTAGCCACGTTATCCCTGGCGGCGACCTAGTGCTAGACCTTGAGTTCTTTCCGCCTGATAATCGACGCAGGGACGACGACAACATGATTTCCAGTTTCAAGGCTGGCCGAGATGGGATTGCAGAAGCGCTGGAGCTTGACGACGTGCGGTTTCAGCTCCGTGTACGCACTCGCGACAAATTCCCAGGCGGAAAGGTCGTGGTGAAAATCTACGAAGACGTGGATTAAGTGCTTGACGCCAACCCAGCAGCACCGTAAATTGTTTTCACATTCAGAGCATTTGGCAGGGGGAAGGAAAATGAAAATTAATTGGAATAAGGCTCCAGAAGGCACGACGCACAAAGACATTAAGTACGCGCCAACTGGATTCTGGTATCGGCTTGATTTCGAGAATGACACAGCCGCGTACTGCCCTCATGATGAAAATATCTGGATTCGCAGCGGGAAAGCATCTGAATATAACGATGGTTCCATGGACAATATGGTGGCTCGGCCAGTTTTGATCGATGAGGCAGCTGCCGAAGATAGACAAAAAGGAATTGAAGAGTTGCGCTCGCTTCTTAGTAAGGTGGCCTGTGATGATTATCATGCGGCAGTTGCTATCTACGATGCCGGCTACCGCAAGTAAGTGTTTTCCAGAGAACAGTTAAATTGAGAGTTTGGAGGGGTGTGATGGGTAGCAGGCAGCAGTTTGAAGAGTGGGCGCGGAAAATGTCCATGGATCTTGAGTATCGGAACATTCCTGGCGTTGGGCAGTTCTACGAATGCCCTAGAACACTTTTGGCGCTGGAGGCTTGGAATGAAGCGCGCGAGTCGGTGGCGCTTGAACTGCCAGAGATTACTAAGGATCACATATTCTTCGCGCTGAATTGCCACATGGAAGACCCTAGCGACGATGAAGAGGACGGATTCAATGCTGGCGTTAGCTGGTGCCGAGCATTCCTCAAACAGCAGATTGCTAAAAGGAGTGGCAAATGATCAAGCCTCGCTATGGCCGATTCACTGACGCGTACCGAGGCGGTGGCTACATGATCAGCTTCGGATTTAAAGAGGGCTGGCTACTATTCGCATTTAGACTGGTGAATTGGCATTTCTATTTCACAAAGGTTCGCGCAAGATCAGCTTTCAGGGCTTACTTTGGCCCGTTCGAAATTGAATATTACAAGGCTATCAAATGACCCTAACCGACCTACTCCCCCTCCTAATCGCCATCTACGAAAAACACGGCGACCTACCACTCGCTACAGGCTTCGACGACCATAAGCCTATTGTGGGGGCGCTGGTGAGTGAGTTTGAGAAGACTGGCGAGCTTGGGAAGAGGGGTGAAAAGTTTGTTGATTTTTATTGAGGGATAACGCATGAGCAAGGTTATGCAAAGAAAGCTTACTAACTGGTCCAATGAGCTTAATCACTCGATGCCGAAAAGTTTTCTAGTAGATGGGCCGCGAGATCAGCTTGTGAAGCCAAATAAGACAATGGTTAAGAAGATCCATGAGCGGCTTAAGGGGGAAAATGAATGAGCAGCAGAGAAGAGTTTGAGGCGTGGTTTGAAGAGAATAAGGATTTCATGCTTGGCACTCGCAAGGTTAGCAAGCCTGACAGCTTTTTCGTATGGCAAGCCTCCCGCGCACACGAATCCGACCTACTCACAGCCCTTATCGCAATAACCAACTCCGGCCCCGACGCAATACCGATCAAGGAGGCGTTTGAGATGGCGCATAGGGCGATTGAGCGGGCACTGGCGTCATAAAGTTGACTAAATCGTCGCCATTAATAGTCATACTATTTGGAGTGGGATATGAACGACATTCGCGCAAAGTTTGAAGAGATTTGGCCGGTGCCTGAGGGTATTGGTTGGGGCGAGGCGACCAAGTGTTACTTCGCTTGGTATCCCATGGCTCAGGAAGACGCAGTGGCGCACACCGCCCGCCTCGACACCTTCATCCGCTGCCAGGAGACGATGGCGCCGGTTATGTCGCTGGTGGATGAGCTGGTTGCTGACATTCGATATCGCGCATACCATGATGCCGACGATGAGGATGACGAGAAGTCTAAAGCGTTGCTGCATCGCGCCCAACAAATATTGGGAGATAGGGAATGAACGCACTACCCGGACAAATGGAATTGGCGACTGTGATTGATCATCGTCGTGCACCTGTTACATACCGCAACATGATGAACACCAAGTCAGGTCTATGCGAAGACTTGCAGCGAATTCAAGAAGACGCCCACAAACCAGCCAGTGTGCGCCTGGCTAAGATGCTATCCCTGTACGACGATCAGCCCTCATCGCAATTGTGGGGAGATATTCAGCGTTTGGCGCGGGAGATACTGAAATGAGCAAAGAAGTAACGTTGCGAGACATGCTGATGCCAGAGTTCCGGCATGCAGACCCTGCCGATTACGAGTTTCGTGGAGACGGGAAAATTGTGCGCAAGGATCGATGGGAGAAGGGAATATTCGCAATCGCCCGCGCTCTCGGTATCAATTGCCGCGACGGGTTCGATATTCCAGATGTTGTCTATGCAGTAGAGGCAATAGTCGACCAGATTGAGCAGCAAGGTGAGAATCCAGAAGAGGATTAAATAACCCTTGCAAAACCACCAAAAGGCTCCTAATGTGAGCCTTTCTTTTTGGATTATTTTTGGAGGGGTTATGAGCGTCGAGAAAAAACATCTGGTTCCTGGCTTTCAGTGCGGATGGTACAGCAACGAAGGTCATCTTGTAGCTGAGTTCGAGGTTATTGAGGTTATGGGCGGCAAGGTTGCCCGCCTTAAGGTCTTGCGCAGTCGCCGGTCTGAGCTTCAAGGCCGATTTGAAAACTATGTCGTCCGCGACATGCTTGAATGGGCCGATCATATTCGTCCTGGCGTGGAGATGTTTGTATGAACGAGAAAATTTGCGGATTCACAATGCAAAGCCTGAAAACAAAGGGCGAGCCGATCCCTGAGGCATTTGAATTGTTTCTGAGAGAGGCTGCACCGCTCATGTTTGAAGCACTTAAAAATCTTGAGAATGATGCCGGCCAGATTCCGGATCATGCATGGGATCTATGTCAGCGGGCAATAGCTGCTGCGGGAGGTAGTGCGAAATGATGAGATCTTTCGATCTAGTTGGAACAATTCGCGGGCGCGAGTACTCGGATCATGGTGAGTTCGTGACCGCCGATGACTATTACCATCTACAGCTATACAGCGAGGCAGTTGACAGGCTTAAGCTGCGCCTAGAGGAAGAGAATGCAGTTCTTAGAGAGGCGGCAGAGCGTTACTGGTGGGTACGCGAGCAATCTCGAAATGAATCTGGCGTCCGAATTGTTCACCCATTCGGAAAAGGAACAGGTTTCAGGAATCAGATTGACGCAGTTATTGACGAGGACATGAACAAATGACCATCTCAACCACAACCCTAAAAAACGCAGCCAGAGCGATTGAGTGTGACCTGTGGACTGATCCAGCTACGGGCGCGAACTACCTGGCTAAGGATGGGGCTATTCTTAGGAGGTGGGAGCCATTAGAAGATGACAAGGACGCATATCAGTTGGCTTCGAAGCTATTTGACTGCATCGAGTTTGTAACCGTTGAATGGCCTGACGAGGACGCGGGCATGATGAGAGTATCTGTCGACTATCGCGCTACACGAGAATCTATCGTGGAGGCTGCTGCTGAGATCGGAGCAAAACTATGCCAATAATCGCTTGCACATGGTTCGCCTACGTGTATTTAATGCCTGCCGTTAAGGTGAAAATTAGTTATTGGAGGGGTGTATGAGTGATTATTCTGAAATGGGTCGCAGCCGACTGATTGCTGAGATAGAGCGCCTTCAGTCATTCAAGACTGCTTACATGGAGTGGAGCGATAAGACTGAATGGGTTCAGGATTCAGTTGAGGCTGGCGAGCTAGGAAAGCACAGAGCTGATGCTATCCGTATCCGCCTTGATAAGCTCAAGGCCGAAAATCATTCCTTGAGAAAATTCATCAGCAATCTTGCCGAGAGTGACGCAGAGATTGCATACGCATACGCCGCTATCAGTTCTCCGGAGAACCCTTAATGCCAACGCTGAGCATCCTAGGGCTCACTCTGGAGGCCGATATCCAGTACGCACACACAGAGCCAGCCACGCGTCACGCAAACGGCCACAGCGAGCTTGAGTGGACTTTGCTCGAAGGCACAGACGAAATAGGCGAAACAATTTCGAGAAAAGGTCTTGACTTAATCGCCGATAAGTTTTTAGATGACATCGAACGCGCTATTTGGGCGCAGATAGGGAGATAACAATGAGCTCAATCACAGTCACCAAAGCACGCATCGCACTCGAAGCCGCGCACATGGCATACGTTCAGGCAGACATCGAGCATCCAACCGCCACCCACATCGCAAAAGAATCGCTGACCAATGCGCGCCACGAATACTGGAATGCGTGTGCTGCGTTTTGCACCAAGCTGGAGTTTGCTACGGATCTTGGCGAGGTTCACGAGAATCTGGTTGCGCAGGGGCTTTGGACATGATGGTTCGTGTTCTCTGGTCGGTAGCCATGTCGGCGCTATCTGTCACGGCATGCTTCTTCGTCGCAGGTAACTTGGACCCTTTTAGCTGGGATGGGCCAGATAGGGCATTTACAGTGCTTATTGCTGTGGTAGTGTTTGGGCTTACGGCGACATGCCCATACATCAAGGAATCAAAAAATGCATGACCAAATCATCAAGGAAATGAAGAATCTCGGCTGGAATATGAGCCTGATCGCCAGCCGCACAGGGATTAGCCAGAGTAGATTGGAGGATGGGAATATGGGGGTTAGGGAGCAAAGGAAGCTGCAAGAGATCGCGTACCTGGAAGCGCATATTGACATCGACGAGTTAGAGGGAGAAGAAGAATGAAATCCCACGAATTCCTACAGGCAGCAATCGACGTTCAGGCTGAGCGTGGCAAGCAGTACGACAAGCCGACTGGTGAGCGCTCAATGGGCGCCACTGTGACAGCCTTCAACACCATCACAGGGCGCGATCTGTCAGAGGCTGAGGGTTGGCTTCTCTTGCAAACTCTCAAGGACGTGCGGCAGTGGCAGAACCCTTCGAAGTATCACCATGACTCCGCACTTGACGGCGTGGCTTACTCGGCGCTTAAGGCTGAGGCGTTGAGTGAAGAGTCAGGCGAATACGACTTCTGCGGCGAAGATCCACGCAAAGAGCCTTCACATATTATTTCGGATATTCCTAATGGGTATCATTGGGATGATGCGCCAGATGGTTTTGAATGGTTCGCTACAGATCCAGAAGGAGCTTTCTGGTTCAAAGATGAACCACTGTCAAGATCCGGCGGCACTGCATGGGCGTGGCCTGGTAGTGGTGGCTGCACGGCTATTGACGATGACCGCAAAGAACTATTCAAATGCAAACGCCCAACGAGCACAGCCCAATGACCGAATACAACGAGCAGTTAGTCAAGGAAGCGATTGCGTCAGGTCGTACTAACGGCGAGATGGCTACAGAGTTCGGCGTGAATGAGCGGACTATGCGGCGGTGGAAGGCTAGGTTGGCGCTTTCGGGCTACAGCCCTGAGCATCAGATGACCAGGAGCGTGCCAAAGCCATACATCGTCAAAGGAACGAGTCAGCTCTACAAGCGCGGCGAGGAGGCGCCAGTTCTGGAGTGGATCAAGACTAGCGTTCAGCACGAGCAAATGGCTGAGATGCTTCGTGAGTACGCAAACGCCTATGTCGAAGAGGTTGAGCGTCTAGAAGTTCCTGAGCCAGCGAACATCGACGACCTAGATACCGACATCATCCCTTGGTTTCAGATCGGTGATGGGCATGTCGGCATGCTTGCTCACTCGAAAGAGGTAGGGCATGACTTCGATATCAAAATTGCAGAACGTGAGCTTGTCAAGGCAATGCACCTCCTGATTGATCGTGCGCCTAACTGCGAACGCTGCGTCATTCAAGATCTTGGCGACATGACTCACTACCAGGACTTCACAGCCAAGAGCGAGTCAGGCCACGACTTTGACTACGACAGCCGATATCCGAAGATGATTGAGTCGGTAGCGCGCATCATGCGGTCCATCATCGAAAAGGCGCTGCATAAGTTCAAGTTCGTTGACGTGATAATCAACCAGGGCAACCACTCGCGCTCCAATGATGTGTGGATGCGCGTCTTCTTGCAGCACGTATACGGTGACACTGACCGCGTCAAGATCCTAGACAACTCAAGCGTGTTCATCCCGTATCGCATGGGTAACACATTCGTCATGTGCCACCACAGCGACAAATGCAAGCCGGCACGACTGGTTGACGTGATGGCTACCGACTTCGCGCACGATTGGGGCGAATCCAAGTACAGGTACATTGATATTGGTCATATTCACCATCGACAAGTGAGCAAAGAGTTCTCAGGTGTTACGGTTGAATCGTGGAATCAGCTTGCACCAGTAGACAAGTACGCGCATGATGGCGGCTGGCGGTCTAATGCGTGCCTTACGATGGCGTTACGGTCTAAGACATACGGCGAAAAGGGTCGCATCACTCTTACCGTTGAGGAGGTACAGGATTTGATCGCAGGTGCAATGCCTGGGACTGCTGCAAAACAGCGCAGAATCGTACACTCGGTATGATATGATTTGTGTGTCGAGACAGCCCCGGCCAGGGTTTCCATGCGGATACATGGATTATCGACACAAATTCATTGCCTTATCCGAGGTATCAGATGCAAGAAAAGCATATTCACATCATTTCAAAGGCTCAAGCTAAGGCGCTGGGCCTTCGTCGTTTCTGTGTGGCTGAGATTTGCAGGAAAGGCCACATAGCGGAACGATTCACCGCTGATGGCAAATGCACAGAATGCAATCGCCTGATGTGCGCGAGAAGATTTCAAGCGAAGAGAGATGCAGACCCAGCAAAGAAAGCATCGATTGCTGAGGCTGTGCGGATCGCAGCAGAGCGCAAGATGGATGTAGCGGCGAAGTCAGAGGCTTGGAACAAGCTGCGAGCATCAAGACAATCCGCGATAGCGTCTGGAGCGCTGACCTATCACGGCAGAGAGTGCATTTATGGTCACGGGACAGAGAGATACACGAGTGGTGGCAACTGCATTGCGTGCTCCGCTGAATTCTCAGCGTCCGATCACAAGAAGGAACACGATAAGAAATACCAGGCGGACAACGCAGAAAGAATCCAAGAAAGAAGCAAGGCGTATCAGGCTAGAACCTCGGCACAAAGAACAATAACCGCAACCGCCTGGGCTCGCAGGAATCCAGAGAAGCGACGATCTATATCGAATGCATACAAGCACCGAAGGCGAGCCATAGAGAGGCTAGGATCGACAACTGCCGAGCTTAGAGAATGGGAGGAGAGAGCAAGGAAGGATTGCTACTGGTGCGGTAAGAAGAAGCTGAAGAAATACCACGTAGATCACTACCAGCCGCTATCGAAAGGCGGGGCGCATACTGTGAGCAATCTGGTAATAGCATGTCCGCGATGCAATCTGAAGAAATCAGCAAAAGCTCCCTATCTTTTTGCGCAAAGCATTGGTAGGCTATTCTGAAATCAATCGAGAGGGTGATCTATGATAAATGTCGTGACGAAATGGGTTGATGGCAGTCCCGCACAATTCAAACCCGGCCAATTCCTAGTCTACGAATCCGGCGAGTATTCGCTTGTAGGCAGTAATACGGCTATCACGTCAACGCAGAAGATCGTGAAGCATACGACGCTGATTGAGGTGTATGAGTTGGAGTGGTTGCAGTCGATGGCTGTAGAAAGATCATTGGGAGTGAAGGCATGAGAAAGCCAGATTGGAAAGACGCTCCAGAGTGGGCTAATTATTTTGCTCAAGATCCATGTGGCACTTGGTTCTGGTTTGAGATTAAGCCAGTGGCAGTTGGTGACTGGGTAGAAGGTTCGATCCATGGGCGCATTGAATTGGCGCAACATCGTTCGGTAGATTGGCATACAACTCTTGAGTCACGCCCATGACAACCCTAATCGCAATCTACCTGGCAGTCGGGTTCTTTAGCTACTGGCCGGCGATATACTTCTGGCTGGATGGTGATGAGCTAGACGACGTTAAATGGTGGCACTGGGGCATGGCGTGGGCTACTTGGTCAGTCTGCTGGCCTATTCGTTATGCGCAAGATGCCTGGTATTGGTGGAGGGCTAAGAAGTGAGCCAAGAAGGTTATTTTCGACTATTCTGCGTTCTGGTTGTTATCGCTGGCACATGCAAAATTGGAGCAATGATGTTATGACCACAATCAACGACCTAGACCAAATCAACACAATGGCGATGATGACCATGTGCGAGCTTGGGTATGCGCGGTATGAGCGGTTCCGTGCTGGACTTAAGATGGATGAGGAAGCTTGCGATAAGTTGAGGCAGTTCGTGCATTCCAATGCTGATCGCGAGCACGAGCTAGAACTACGAATTAAATGCGCACCGATGTACAGACCTATGGCATAATCACCTCAAGCGATATCCCCCTCCGTCGCTTGCTGCACCTTCAGCCCATCGTGAACCGTCCGATGGGCTTCTTTTTGCCTATTAAATGGCAGTTTTTACGAAAAACTGGCAGGATATGTGCAGTTTTATGCATGTGATATCATTCCTGCATCCGGCGACAATGCCAGCGCAGGACTTGAAATCCTGTTAGCTTCCGGATCGGATTGGGAGATGATACCCGGTCGCCGCAACACACGCCCCAAGCCTATGACCATATGGTTATGCTCAAATCGGGGCGTTTTTATGTGTGTGTGAAAAAGTGATATCACAAAGCCACCGAACTGAAACTGATATCATTATGTCCAACTAGGTACATTCCTTAAATCAGACCACATCCACAATGAAGAAGCCCATGAGCGATCCAACTGGCGACCCAAACG